GAGCGCACGCGTAAGTGTTCCCTGGATCTTGGGAATCATGGTGGAGTTGTATCCGCGTTTAAGCCACTCGTCACACATGGTAGTTGCGTACAGGGAAAGCGCCTTCTCGTGACCTTCCCACATCTTGGCCGCCGGATGGTTACGCCAGCCCTTAGGGTCTCGGTGTTCACCGCGAGGATCAAGTGAGGTAAGAACTAGCATAAGCTGCCATGCCTCAAGAACCTGCTTGTTAAGGCGCTTGTTATCGAGCTCCTGGGCTATGTGCTCAAAGGAGTCGGTGTGAGGTACAAATGTTTGCACGTATTCGTCCGTTCGTCATTGTGTAAATTATATCAGGTCAGGCTGCGTCGTCGGGCTCGATCGGCTCCTCGATGTCGATTTCCATGTCCTGGTCAAGGTCTATCTCGTCTCCGTCGATGTTATCAACCGAGGTGTAGATTCCTACCACCGTGATCTTGTTGCAGATATAGCACTCGTTCACCGCACCTGGTGAAAGATGAATAGGAACCGTAACGCTGAGAAGACGGGTAATGATGTTTCCCTGGATATCTACGCTGTCAGCTTCCCACAGCGAGTTTTCATCTATCCAGCATCTTTCGCAGACCGGGACGAGGTCATCGTCGTAGCTGCGTATATTCACTTACTAGTCGATTCCACGGGGCTACTGTACCACTTTTTCTTAGCGGCATGTCGAGAAAATCCCTTGTCAGAGTCAATTAGGTATTCACGATCTCCGATAAGCTCCGCGTCAGGTCCCTGTGCGTTTCCCTCCAGTGCATCCTTAATTGCCTTACCTATCCAGTTTGCAGCCTGCACGGGAACTGCCTTTCCCCACACCGCGGCAAGTGACGAGTAATCACGTGAACCTTCGATGTTCCAGTCGTCCGGTAGTCCTTGCATACGTGCAGATTCTCTGTGTGTAATAAGTCTTGGCTCTGTCGGGTGTACGACATGATCTAGCGCGGATCCTGTAAGAACGTTACACCAGTGATCGGTTTTCCATCGGTACGGTTGCGAGAATCCAAGCTTAAATTCCTTGCGGATAACACGTGGAGAAATGTCTATCCACTTCTGAGGAAACTTACCGTCGTTTAGATCTACTGCTTTCTTAAGAGCTCCTCCGGTATCTCCGTTTCCCTCCCAACCTTCGTTTCCGATGATATCAAATATCTCTTCAATTCTTTGTGCGTGAATGTTTGTCTTACCTATGTGGCCGTCAACCTTGCCGTCAGGCGAGCGCAGGTGCTTAACCCACTTAGTTGCGGGAGCTGTGTACTTTTGCTTATTCCACGTCTGCGGCATCTTTGCAAGATCTCCGATGATGTCCATGATGCGAGGTAGTTCCTTTGGCTCAGGTGTAACTGCCGAGAACTTAACTCCTGATTCGATGGCTACCCAGAAGTAGCGTGGACGAAAAGAGAATCCACCAACCTGTAGGTTATTTTCCTTTACGTGGTACAGGTCATATTTTTTACCTGAGATCTGTTCAACCATAAGACGATAGTTGTTCATTACGTCTCTACCCTGTGTGTATGCCTGCTGGACGCACTCGAAAACAATAGCGCGAGGTTTTACGCGCCCTGCGTATTTCATAAAGGCTACGGTGTGTTCGTGTGCCTTAGAGTCAGGTCCACGGTTTGCGGGACCCGACCATACGGACCAACCGGAGCAGGGAGGACAGCCCATAACTATGTCTGCCTTTTGAACATGCCACTCGTTTGGATCGTCTGAAAATTCAGCGGACCAGTCGTTTCCAAGAAGATGACGGTTGCTCTCAACTACAGGATTTCCAAAGTTTAACGTACCAGTGCGGTGAATCATCTTCATGTCATTTTGCACGAAGCCAAGACTCATGAAGCCCGCAAGGCCGTTACAGTCGATAAATGTCAGTTGAGACACGGTTATACCTTTCGTTTCCTAGGGTAGGACTGTATACCGCATTCGCACTTACCGCGTTAACTTAGGATGAAATATTTCCTTTTTCAACCGCAAGTTTACCGACCTCGTATCCGCAACCTGCGTATCCTGCGATGTCAACCCAGGTATCAGCCTGGAAACCTGAACCGTTGGAGTAGCGTGCCATCTTTACACCGACCATGCACATCGCGACGTCCTCCTGTGACACGGGCACGTTAAGAATAACCGACCAGATCTTTGCGATGCGCTCGAAGTTTTCCTCAGGTCCACCATACTGCGAGTCACGCTCGCCGGAGATGATACGCGCTGCCTCACGAAGTGCCTCAACGCGGTACGTTACGTCTGTATTTTCACTCATCATTTCTTACCTTCAATCTTTGCACGGATGGTAAATAACGCTGTCATCTTTTCATTTTCTCCACGCATGTGAAGTTCGGTATCACTTGGTAGATCCGCGTCTATGTCTCCTGTGATTGTTCTCCACCTGCCTGTCGCAAGACTAAGAACATCTTCTATGGTGTCTCCTACAACGGAGAATTCGACTGTAGATCTCATTAACGAACACGCTTCTGTAGTTGATGAGGAGAGTAGTGCGCGCCGTCAAGAAGTGGTTCCTTGCCGTCCTCGGACTTAAAGATAATATCTCCGTAGCGAACAGCTACAACGCGTCCGCGCCGTCCGTTGTGTATCGCACCCGTTGATCCGTCATAGGCATCTGCCTTAACGCGAACCTCGTCCGCGACGATAATAGAACCAGGCTGTGCATCAACCCAGACCTCGTCTGGCTTTTCAGGAAGAATAGAGTGTCCTAGTGAGATACTGTTAAACAGGGCAACTACCTCCTTTTGTTGTGGTACTGATATATTTAATGTTTCCCACGTACCAAGAAGTTTTAGCAGCGCGTTTCCAACGCCAACCTTAACCTTAGCTTCCTGCATCTGGTAGCGGATCCATTCTTCATTTATCTCTGGCATTTAGTTCACCTCTTTCGGAGCGCACTTTGCGCATAGTTCCTCGCTTGTACCAACGCCAACGTCATCGATAGCGCGTGAACACAGCGCACACTTGACGCCGACGTCCTTTACGTTATATCCCTTTAGTTGTCGTTGTTTGTTCTTTTCCATTTTTTCAATGTAGTACCTGTCAAGAACCTCGTCAGTTCCGCCTGCCGCACAGATTATGTTTGCGACAAAGTGTAGAACGTCAACCGCCTCCTTGATGATCTCTTCCTTATCGGCGTACGGTTTATCGTGTTGCCAAGGCTTCCACGAGATTGCCTGACGCATCTCCGCAAGCTCGTCATCAATGGCTAGCATGTTCCAGCGCATATACTCGATAAGATTATTTATCGAGTCCGGATCTGAACCTTCGTACTTACTGTAGTCCATACCGTATACGTTTTCCTGTAGCATACGTGTACGCGTAAGCCACTCGTTAAACAATTCAGCCATGGTTATCCTTTTCTTACGTGTAGTTGTAGTGCGTCAGTTAGTGCAACTGCCGCGTCTCTGCGGGATGGAACTGCATCGATGTAGGCGTTACGTTGTTCACGTGCAAGATTATTTCTTTCTTCCTGTGTCATTCCTTCTATTTTCGAGGCAAGGTATGACCAGTCACTGCCAAGTAGACCACTTTCACGCCAGTCGGTAGCGATAGGAGTAAGCGCGGATAGGCACTGTGCAAATCTGTACGACCACCATGTTCCCTGCGAGTGCGGACTAATAAGAGCTCCGATCCCCTTAGAGATCTGTTCGTGTACCTGTGCGTCGGTCCAACCCTTGTGCCACTTCATCGGAACGGTGGGTGCCTGAAGTGTTGCGGTAGTTGACTTAACCCACGACGTGGCATAGTTCTCTACTACCCACTTTTCACGTCGGTCAACGTCAAGTACATCCTGCGTTGATATTAGATATGAATCTAAGTTTATAGGAAGTAAGTCATCCGGTGCGTTTGACGGAAGTTGCGCTGCAACCTTGTCTAGGTTTGTCCAGGGAAGTGATGGAAAGAGTGTTGTTGGCCACTTTTCGTTCGCAAGATGCTCGACGACGTCGATAAGATTTTGAAGCATGTTCGGTTGAGATGCGTTGTTATAC